GATATGTATTCTCTGATTTGGTTATCAAGGAAGGCACTCCGGTAACATTCAAATATACTGCCGCTGCCGGTGCCCGTTATATGGTGCCAAATAGCAATGTTGACATGTCCACACTGACTGTCAGGGTTCAAGAGTCATCACAATCAACCGTGTTCCACACATATACCCGTGCCGATTCTATTCTAAATGTCACTGGATCAGATCGTGTATACTTCGTCAAGGAAATTGAAAACCAACTCTATGAACTGAAGTTCGGTGATGGATTGCTTGGTTTGGAATTGCCCAATGGTAGTGTGGTTCATCTGGAGTATTTCGTGACCAACGGACCCAAGGTAAATGGAGCAAAGGTATTCACTTATACTGGATTGCTTGCCACGACTGCCGTTGCCAGTGTGTTTTTGAAGAATGCAGCATACAAGGGTGCCGATATCGAAAGTGTTGCCAGTATCAAGTTCAATGCACCCAAGGCATACACTGCCCAGAATAGAGCAGTAACTGCAGATGACTATCAATCATTGATCTATAATAACTTCCCTGCTGCTCAGTCAGTTGCTGTCTGGGGTGGTGAGGACAATGTACCACCTGTATATGGTAAGACATTCATCTGTGTGAAACCAAAAGATGCGGACACATTATCATCAGTACAGAAAAAAGAAATCATAGATGACATACTTGGATCCCGCAATGTAGTATCAATTACTCCGGAGATTATTGATCCAGAGTATATCAACATTGCCCTGACCACCACAGTGTACTTCAATGACCGTGAGACCACTCGGTCACCATCTGAGATTAGTAGTCTAGTATCAAGCACCATTCTCAACTATAATGATAATGACCTGCAGAAGTTTGATGGTGTATTTCGGTTCTCCAAACTCAGTCGATTGATTGATAATACTGAACCTGCCATTGTGAACAATATTTCCACTATACTATTGCATGTTTCGTTGGTACCAAAGTTCAATATCTACGCAGAGTATATTGTAAACATCATCAACCCAATCTACACTGAACACGTGGCAGAAAATGCTGTGAGTTCGCATGGGTTCTATGTTCCAGGCAGTACAGAAATACATTACCTGCAAGACGATGGAGTTGGTAATATTCAACTATTCCGTCATAACAATTCTGAGACAGGGTTGCAGGCAGGGTCCACTGCAAACCATATCATTGTAAACCCAACCATTGGTACAGTGGACTACGCAACTGGATATATCAAGATACAGAACTTGAATATTACTGCACTGGCAGAGACAACATTTGAAATAATCATCAAACCTCAATCAAATGACGTGGTGTCTGCATTCCATCAGATTGCCCGTATTGTACCGGAACGCATGACAATAACTGCCATCCCAGATACAACCTCAAATGGTAATCTACGTGCCGGTCAGAACTACATATTCACCTCAAGTCGCTCATGACCGATAAAGTAAATATAGCATCAATTGTCTCAAGTCAATTCCCTGGATTCGTCCGGGAAGACCATGAGGCATTTGTTGCATTCGTCCAGGCATACTATGAATTCCTCCAGCAGGATTATAGCACTGACCTGAAGACAGTCAGAGACATTGATACCACTCTGGATGAGTATATCAAGCACTTCAAGAGCGAGTATGCATCCAATATACCATTTATCCTTGCCAATGAAAGGTTTGTGCTGCCCAATATCAAGGATTTAAACCTTGCCAAAGGATCTGAGGCATCATACAGACTATTGTTCCGGTTACTCTTTGATAAAGAAATAACAATATCATACCCTGGGCAGCAAATGCTCCGTGCCAGTGATGGAAGATGGGAACAAAGAGTATCTATATTCGTAAAAATTGTATTGGGAACTGCAGAGGCAGTTTTAGAAAATGTAGTGGAAATCATTACTTCCACTGGTTCCATCTTTACTCCGATACATAAACAGGTAGATTTAGGTATAACTATCGATGGATTCCCAGTCTACGAATTTTTCATAGACAGAAAATGGTTTGGTATTATATCCATTGACGATCGAGTAGTGTATGATGGAACTTTTATTTCACATATCGTACCAACAATAACTAAACTTAAAATCACGCAGGGTGGTAAAAATTTTAAGATTGGTGAAATATATGAGATTGGAACTACCAGATCACTATTAAAGATAGTAAAAACAGATAATGCCGGTGGAATTTTAAATGCTGAAATTATCCATTTCAGCATGGATAGATTATATGAAGAAGGATTTGTATATAATCTAGTCTCTAAGACAGATATGCAAAGAAATCTCAGCATATCTGATTTTGTAGTTACAGTACCCAGTCCTAACCATAAACATATCAGTTTTAATGATTCTACAAATGGTACATTAGAATCATTTGTAATGAACAAGTATGACTATAATATTGATGTGGATCCAGCAGGTGATTTCTTTACCCATAATTATGTTGGTAAGTTACTGCGAGAAACTTCTTCTTCAAATACAAAAGAAAATATTGATATAGGATTGCTTGCAATTATAGAATTTAATCTTGGTTCTGTTTCGAAGTATCCAGGATACTATACTGCAAACAATGGATTCCTTGATGATGCTATGTATATTCAAGATAGCAAATTCTATCAAACTTTTTCATACGTAATACAATTAGACGAAAGACTGGATACATACAAGGCAGCAGTAAAAACGCTTATACATCCGTCAGGTGTTGCACTGTTTGGTGAGTATACTATCACCAATGATATTGACTTATCTGTTGATTTAGAATCAATGTTAAGAGTAAATTTGTTAAGATTGAAAGATTTTTTCCAAGTTCCAGATAATCAGTATTTACATCTTGATAAGGTATTATCAGATACACCAGTTGTTACTGCTCCGAAGCCATTTAAAAACTTAGACAAATTATTAAACTCAACTCACCATTTGTCTGATGGAGCAACAGTAGATAATGAATCGTTCTCAGTTACTGCGCCAAAACCAGTTTTAGATTTTAACGTCAAATTATTAAACTCAACTCATCATTTGTTTGATGGGACGACAGTGGATGATGAATCAGTTTCAGTTACTGCTCCGAAACCAGTTTTAGACTTTACGAAAAATATAGAAGAAAACATATGTGAACCTATTCCAGGTATATTTTCTATTTTGGGATCTTCAGTATTTGATACATTCACAGATCAATATACCATAGACCCAAATAGTGATGTTCAAATTGATCCAGGGAGTGTACTGCATATAAATTCAAGTCTTTGGTTATTTGGATCTGAAATAGATGCATCTTGCTTGACTGATGAAACTATGATTGGCACTACTAAATTATTATCAGATACCTTTGTATCAATTACTGAGAATATATTACTGGGGAGAGATAGATTCAGATCAACATCAGATACGTTAGACCCAGTATCTGATGTATCTTTCCTTGACATCGGCAAATCAGTATCAGATATGCTAGATCCTATCACTGCAGACAAAGACTACTTTGTAATTGATAAGGTATTATCTGACATACCAGTTGTTACCGATGTCAAGAATTACTCAATTGATAAGCCACTATCAGATTTAGTGACTGCCGATGATACTTCGGCAATCAATACAAGTAAAACATTTGAAGATACCATGGATCCAGTTACTGATGCATCTTTTCTTGGTATTGATAAGGCATTATCTGATACACCAGTTGTTACTGATGCAACTACCATCTATAAGGGTAAATCATTATCGGATGCATCAGTTGCAACTGATGCTAAGGACTATTTCGTAATTGATAAGGCATTATCTGACACACCAGTTGTCACTGATGTCAAGAATTACTCAATTGATAAACCAGTATCTGATACACTAGATCCAATATCAGATACGATTATTATCTCTAAAGGTAAAACGCTGAATGGTGCGTCGATCTCGCCCACTGCAGATAAGGATCACTTCGTTATTGGCAAGGTATTATCAGATGCGCCAGTTGTTACTGATGCCAAGGACCACTTTGTTATTGATAAGGTATTATCAGATGTAATATACATATCGTCATTTATTAACATAGATAATCGAGAGTTCGCTGCAGATTCGCTAAATATTATGACGGATGTGCAGAATTACAGTTTTAATAAGCCATTATCAGATGCTGCAGCTGTATCAGATGTACAGATTTTTAATATCAATAAACCATTTGCTGATACCTTAGATCCAGTATCAGATGTATCCAGCATTAATACTGGCAAGGCATTTTCCAATGCAGTTTTCTTGGCAGATAGTACGAATATATTTTTAAATGGGTCTGCATTATCATATAAATATGATACACAGACTGTATTAGATAGTGGCGGTGCGTTGTGGAAAAATGCCTACTTGGAGGATATGAGCACTTTCGCAAATGATGGTGCGGATTATATGGAAAATAAGATAGTTTTTTAATGTATGACTAAGGAGAATAATATGAACTTGAATGAAAATCTAAAAATGAACGGTGAAGTGTCTATCGTTGTAACAGGATCAGACGGCGCAGTTAAACAAGAATTAGTTGTTCCTAATTTGGTTGTAACAGTTGGTAAGAAATACATTGCAGCGCGTATGTCTGATACTCCAGCGGATGCAATGTCTCACATGGCAATTGGTGCTGGTACTACTGCGCCGGATGTTTCAGATACAGTAATGGAATCAAATCTTCACCGTTCAGTATTGACATCTATCACTGCAGTTGACTCTGTTGTAGTTACAGCAGTTGCAACATTTGCAGCAGGTGATGGTACAGGTGCTGTTACTGAAGCGGCTATTTTCAATGCAGCATCTGGTGGTACAATGCTTTGCCATACAACTTTCCCAGTTGTCAATAAAGAAGTCGGTGATTCAATTTCTATTACTTGGGCAATTACAGTTAGCTAATATAAATGTCAAATTTAACACTCATAAAGACTATTCTTCGCAATTCGATTGCTGAGGGTATATATAAAGAGATCACTAATCGCAGTGGTCGATATTTCTATACCCTTGGCAAGACGTTGCAGTGGGATGATGAACTATCTCCTGTAATTCCAGTGGATAGTATTGCATACGAGCGGTCAACTAGAAATGAAATGATCACAGTGAAAGAAATTTCTCCTGCAGATGTTTCATTTGTAGTTCCAAGTTATGAGTGGAAATCTGGCATTGCATATGATCAGTATGATGATCAATATAGCACAGAGATTCAAGGTATAAATTTGAAATCCGGTGGCAGTGAATATCCACACCCACCAGTTATATACATTGGATCAAATGGAAGTATCCCATTTACAGCAAATACACTGTATGTGGGTGGTCAACTGTTATACTTTGGCGAGAATTTTTATCTTACTGTCAGTGGTGGAACATCTAGTTCAACTGTCATACCATCACATACTAGTGGAATACTTGTAAATGGTACAGTACCATTAAAATATGTTGTAGTAATTCAAGGCGGTGGATCAGGGGCAACTGCAACTGCATATTTGACTGATAAAGTTATCACAAATATCGAAATGGTCAATAGAGGGATTGGTTATACGTCTGCTCCGTCAGTTATCATTGGTGGTGTGTTAAATGCCGCAGATGCAACTGCCAGTGCAGTTATAGTAAAGGGACCAAAATCTAAAAACCAAAAAATTGAGGACTGTGAATTTTTTGTAGTTACAGATGACCATAATGTATATATTTGTATAGATAATAATAATAATGGTAATTCAACATACAAACCAGATGACATAAGTACTTCAGAAAGAACATATCCAGATGGTTACATTTGGAAATTCATGTATAATATACCAATTGGACTTAGAAATAAATTTGCAACATTAACCCACATTCCAGTTGTATCATCTATCCAATCTCAATTTTATACAAATGGTAATATTCAAGCGGCTAAAATTGATAGTATGGGAGCGGATTATACTTATGGTGAAATTTCAGTATCGGGAGATGGATACTTAGAACTAGATCCAATATATCTAAATTCAATTGAAATACTTACAAAGGGTCAAAATTACATTTCTCCAACTATTAGTATTGCTCCGCCATTTGTCAATGTTACTGCATGGACTTCAGCACAGGTAGTAGTTGCAGGGCAAAGAATCTCACACCAAGATAATGTATATCAAGTTGTAATATCCGGTAAATTTAGTACTATGGGTCCAACTCATACCTATGATATAGTTTCTAATGGCACAGCAGCATTGAAGTATGTTGGTACTAATGCGAAAGCAAATATTTTTGTTCGTACTTTATCTGGAGTACAAATCACAGGAACTGGTGGACAGTTCAGTTGTACTGCCACTACTCTTGCGATTGGAAACCAAATTACTATCAGTGGAACTAATAGTGGTGGTGGAAGCATTGTTGGATATGCCGATCCGACAACCTATAAAATCTCTGCCACTAATGGTACGACTACCTTCACATTGCTAACATTGGCAAATGATGTAGTTGTAACTACCACTGGAACCCCAACCGGATTGACATATACCGGAAAGGAAATTTATAGTATCCAATTACTACAGAATATCAGAGATATTAGTATGACTAATGGTGGTTCTGGATATAATACTACACTGGTACCTCCAACTATTTCCATCACTGGCGATGGAACTGGAGCAACTGCCACGGCAATTATGGAATTTGGTGTAGTTACCAGAATTATCATAACCAATCATGGCAAAAATTATATTGCAGTTCCTACAATAAAGATAGGAACTGAATGGGCAGCAAGCACCTCTGTAGCAGCGACCTCACAAATATTTTATCTTAATAATCTGTACACAGTGACCACTGCTGGAACTACCCATGCATCACTTCCACCCATTGGGGTCAGCGTTATAACTGCTGCAGGTAATTTTGTTATTGGACAACAATATACTATTCTTTCTGTCGGTACCAGTAATTTTATGGCAATTGGCGCATCAAGTAATGCTGTTGGTATTATTTTTACTGCATCTGGCGAGGGTGATCCTCTTACAACTGGTACTGCTAGACCATCATTTACAAATGGAACTGCTACGCTTACATATGCCGGTGCTGCAGCAAAGGCAACTTGTACTCTTAAATGTGGTGCTGGATATAGTGTACTACCAACTGTTACTATAAGTGGTGTATCTGGATCCAATGCAACGGCACAATTTTCCGCTATAAAATCAGAGGCACAACTAATTCCTATCATTCAAGATGGAAGAATAGTAGATGTGCAAATTGACGACGGCGGCATTGGTTATACCTATGCTATATTAACAATCGCCGGCGATGGCACTGGTGCTGAATTATCTGCTCAATTATCAATTGGTGATGCCAGTACATTACAATCTAATATCGAATTATTGGCAGTTCGTGGAGCAATACATAATATTCCAGTAATATCTGGTGGATATGGATATTTACCCAATACTCCAACCACTACAAATACTACTGTTGTAATAACAGGAGATGGAGTGGGAGCAACTGCAATCGTACCGAATAGTGTGGACATTGGCCCAATAAATAAAATACAAGTTACCAATATTGGATCAGGTTACACTTGGGCAACTGCCACTATAGTAGGAGCTGGAACTGGCGCCAAACTCAGAACAATTATTGCACCGTACGGTGGGTTTGGTAGAGAAGCATTGAATAACTTATACGCAAGAACTTTAATGTTCTATTCAAATATATCTACAGAAAAAAATCAGGGATTCATCGTAAATAATGATTATCGTCAAATTAGTATCTTAAAAAATCCTAGACGGTATGGATCTACTTACACACTAACTACTGCCAATGCATCTGCTTGCTGGGTTATTTCCTCAACTACTACTATCAATATAGGTCTATTTCCAATTGATTCTATAGTGTATGTAAATAAGTTATTACCAAACCAAGGGAGATTCAGAATTGTATCCCATTCAGATGCAGGCAGTGCGATACTTGTACAATCATTGGATAACATTCCTGTAGAAATAAATTCAACTATTAAAAATGAAACTGGAGACAGTTTTATTGTAGCAACAAGAACTGAACCAACCATAGATAAATACTCTGGCGACTTTTTGTTTATTGATAATAAACAAGCATTCACTCCAAGTGAAGAGCAGATCATATCCATTCGCACCGTATTGAAATTCTAATAAATATACTGTAGTCTACATAACCTTACTCGAGAAAGCACAAAATGATCAACTGGAACACTGAACCCTACAATGATGACTTTGATGAGAATAAAAAATTCCATCGGATCCTATTCAGACCAAGTTACGCTGTCCAGGCAAGGGAACTGACCCAACTACAGTCTATCCTACAAAATCAAATCAAACGAAATGGCGACCATATCTTCAAACAAGGTGCCATGGTCATTCCTGGTCAGATTTCTTTGGATACTGAATATCATTATGTAAAGATCCAACCAACATATAATGCTATAGCAGTTGAAACATATATTGCAGTTTTCGAGGGTCAAGTCATCACTGGTGCGACAAGTGGTGTCACTGCTCTAGTATTGAAGGTTGAACATGCAACTGCCACTGATCCAACAACACTATATGTTAGATACACAAACTCCGGCACAAATAATACAACAAAGGTCTTTGCCGATGCTGAAGCGATCACTGCGCATACTTCTGCCGGTGATAAATCAGTAAATACATATACTTTATCCGCTGGCGGCGCAACCGGCACTGGGTCATCGGCATCAATTGAGCGTGGCGTTTATTACGTCAATGGATACTATGTACTCTGTGATGCTCAAACATTACTACTGGACAAGTATACAAACACTCCACATTATAGAGTTGGTCTAACAATTGATGAACAAAATAAAACCCCGGAGGAGGATGATACCCTCCTGGATAATGCTCAAGCAAGTTTCAACTATGCCGCGCCAGGTGCCCATAGATACTATATTGATCTAATTCTGTCTAAGTTATCACCTACCAACACATCCGATGATAATTTCATTGAGTTACTTCAAACAACTGATGGTATTGTAAATAAGCAAATCGTCAATACTGCATATGCCGAACTGGAAAAAACCTTGGCACGTCGCACCTATGATGAGTCCGGTAACTATACAGTTTCAGATTTCACCATTGATGTCCGTGAGCATAGAAATAACAATAGAGGTCAATATCCGGGTGCAACTCCAACTCCATATTTGATTGGTGATATTGTTACCAATGCGGGGCATACATATGTTGCCAAGAATTCTGCAACATCATTAAACACCCCTGCCCCGACCCACCTCTCTGGATCTAAGTGGGATGGAGCAAGCAATACTGGTGTAAACTGGTTATACAATGAAGCACCTGCATACAATCGTGGTATATACCTTGCTACTGGTGATGCTGCTAAACTTGCCATTGGTCTAGAACCAGGCAAGGCATACATTCATGGATTTGAAGTTGAAAAGGTTGCCAAGGAATATGTTGCCATTAATAAGGCACGGAATTTTATTCAGGTGGATAATGCTGTTATACCGGCAACTGTTGGTAATTATGTATTAGTCACTAACCTAAACAACCTGCCAAATTATGAAACATTTGCAACTGTTGATTTGTATGATAGTATAACAAATTCTGGTGGTCGTGGAACTGCAGTGGGAACTAAAATTGGCACCTGTAGAGTGCGTGGTGTAGAATGGGACACTGGCACAATTGGTTCTGTTGCTGCCATATACAAACTATTCGTATTCGACACTACAATGGTTGCTGGATATGATTTCAATAGAGATGTGAAGTCATTTTACTATAGTGGTGGTTCTGCCCCACTGAGTTTCA